CTACCAGTGTTTGATTTTCTATGATATGCTCCACGACCTGCTCCTTTAGGAGATAAAATAGTACCACCACCAGTAACTTTTTTTCTTCTACCAATAATTTTTTTACCTTGTTCTACTGTTTGACCAGTCAAAGAACTACCAGCAATCTTTGAGTGTAGTACTACTTCTGCTATTTCTAATGGTTGTTTCTTATTGTTTCTTACAAGTTCATATACACCTTTATTAGTATATATTTGTTCTTGACCTGTAAGTTTACCTAATTCTATAGCGTCAGTTTCTTTTAAGTTCTTTACAACAAAAGAGTTTTCATAACCTGATGAACCACTTTTTTGTATTCTTAAAATATCTTTTTCATCATATCCTCTAGCAATAATATCTCTTACTAATGCTTCGTCTCTAGTTTCTCCTGGTAATATTTTTAATGAACTTTTAAATGGTGCTCGGTCAGCACTTATAATCCCCCACTTACCTTGTTCCCAAAACTTTATAATATCTTTATCTGTTTTAAAAAATGATTTAAAACCTTTACCACCAGGTAAAACGTTTTGTAATGTTCTTACAACACTATCAGGTGTGCTCCTGTATGTTTCTAAAAATTTATCTAAAGTGCTCACAACACCTTTGTTTCTTGGGTCTGTAGCGTTAGGTGCATATACGTCATACTTAATTAATAACTTACCTTTCTCTTGATATATACCTAAACCTTTTGCAGTAAATCCTGTTTTACTTTTGAAGTCCATACCCTCGAAAGCAACTGGTATTCTACCCATTTCATCTGCAGCTTTTCTTGTAGCAAATGCAGCTAAAGCATCAGCAACTTTCTTTTCTTTTATTTCTGGTACGTGTGCTCGAAGTGCTCGGCTTACATTGTTAATAGTGCTCTTGTATTCACTTCCACCTGAAAGTCCGTTAAAAGCACCAACAAATAAACCACTAACTAATCTTTCTCCAAACGTAGCGTCTGCACTATTAAGACCAGTAGATAACATACCAGCACCAAAAGACTCTACACTACCTACCGTATATCTTTTTTTACTAAATAAACTAGCATTTTCTACTGCTTTCTTATATGCTCCTCTTGCATATAGAGCACCACCAGCCATATCAAACGGTAGTGACTTTAAATTTTTAACAATATCAAACTCTTCATCTGATTGTAATTGGTCTGTTGTAGTTCCTATTTGACCATAAGCAGCAAAGATAGCCATTTCTTTTCTTGTTCTTTGACCTCTTAACATTTTAAGAGCAGCGTTTGGGTCTTGTGCTGCTTTCTTAAAGAAGTTATTTACTGCACTACTTTGAGTTACTCTAGTATTAAAGAAACCATTTGTATTACCATAACCTATCTTAGCTATAGCTTCTGCTTTCTTTCCTTGATTCCATAAATCTCCTGCTGACTTAACTGCTTTAAAAGCTGCACTACCTTTTTGTAAGCTTGTACCTGAAGCTATTGCTACTGTAGCTGTACCACCTGTAAGGTAGTTTAATACTCCGTGTACTGCAAACATACCTAATACATTACCAGCAGCTCTTGAAACTTTTTGACCAGTAGTATCTAAATCTAAAATTCCAACGGTAGGTTCTGTAAATAATACACCAGTTTCTACACCTTCTAAGAAAGCTTGTTTAGCTGTGTATGGTGCTCGTATTTGGTCGAAATCAGCCTTAGGTGCTCGTAAATCAAACGTAGCCGTAGGTGTGGGTGCGGTGCTCAAGCTAGGTAGCTGGAACGTCGCTGTAGTTTTCTTTTTATCTAAACCACTCAAATCAAAAGTTGCAGTTTGCTGTGGCATAGTAGTCCTTATTTAACAGTTGTACCTGGTAATGCGTTGTAAAATTCTATTGGTGTGGCAAATCCTGTTGTGTTCATATCTATCAATGCTGTAAAGTCTGGCTGTCCATTAGGTAATATTCGAGCACCTTTTAAGTTACCTCTCTTATCTTCAAAGACAAAAGTAGAATCATTTTCACTAATACCTGCGTCAGGTGCTGCTACTCCTGAAACTATTTTACCATAATTATATAATGATGAATATTCATCACCTTGTAATAATTGTATTGTTGATACTCCTTCTGTCATAGAGTTTTTAGCAGATACTGGTATTTGACTGAATACAGTATCACGCACAAAACCTAACATTGTATTAACATCTTGAGAGCTAAAACCATAGCTGTCCATAAGTTTATCACCAACGGTTACACCTGTACCTAAGAAGTCTAACATTGATTTAGATAATTCTCTTTTACCTTGCAAGTTACCTCCGCCAGTAGCTATGGTATCGTTAAATATTTTCTTAGCCATATCAAAGTCTCCAGCTTGCATAGCTTGATTAGACTTTTGTGCAGCTGCATTAAATACATTTATAGGTACTCCAAAGTATTCTGCAAACATTTCTGAATTATCATATAAAGCATTTACAGACCTAGACTGCATAAGTTTTTCTACACCTTCATCATAAATCTGTTTAGTATTTTTATACAAAGGAGTATCTTGTTTGATTCCAGCTAAAGAAGTACCTAAATCTGCTAGAGCTGAAGCTTTTGCTTCATCAGTATCTGCATTAGTAAAGCTAGTAACTATATCTGATATGTTAGATTTTCTAACTTTTTCTATTCGTTGAGAACCTACTAAACTATCTAACAACATATTACCTTCAGTAGTTTGCATAGTTACATTACTATAGTCAGGTGTAACATCAGCAAAAGAAGAACTAGAAGCTATATCTTGTATACCTTCTAATAAAAATTTATCTTCAGTTAATTTTAATTTTCTTTCTTCCATATCCATAAGAGCATTTTGTCTAGTTGCTTGCTCTTTTCTTATTTCGTCTGCTTTCTGCTCTTGTCTAGCATTGTTGACACTTTGTGTCATAAAGTTAAATACTTGTTGCGTAAGAAGGTTAGGGTCAATATCACTTAAGTTATATTTACCTGCTAATTCTCCCATAAACGCACCAAAATTGTCTATTGACTTAGGTATATACTTAGCCATTATTAATCTCCTGTTCCTGAACCACTTGGGTTACCCATATAATCGTTATCTTGTTGTTCTTCGTCATCATCATCATTGTTAGACGAAGTGTTATCTGTTTTAAATAAATCTGCAAGGTCTGCAAGTTTAAGCATATCTCCTTTTTGTTGTGCTTCTAAGCTTGCTAAGTATCTAGCAGCTGAACCAACTCTATCTATAATAGATTGATTTATGTTATATAAACCTCTACCAAATTGGTCTTGCACTGATTCAAATCCTGCTGCTGCAGCCTCACTAACATCTCCATAAATATTTCTACCTAAAGCAAAACCTCTTTTACCTTCCATACCTCTAGCTTGTTCTAAATTTAAAAACAAACCACGTCTTGCTCTATCTTCTGCAGTATCTCTTTGTGCTTCTAATTGAGCTGTTCTTTCCTGACGCATAAGTTGATACATTTCAGCATCTGGGTCAGCTGCTTCACGAATTTCGTCTGGGATTACAGACACGAACTTTACTAGTTCTTGTAGACGTTCATCACTTGCGTCAGGAAAAAATTCTCTTAATAATTCAAACGGGTCTTGACCTCCAGTTTCTGTTTCTGTTTCAGTTCCGTCTCCTTCATCAACAACACCGCCACCACCATTATCATCATCATCATCATCTAAATCTAAAATAGGATTAGAGAAAGTATATTCATTTGAATCTGTCATATCAAAATTAAACAAACTACTATTATTATTCATAAAGAAAGAAGGTGCTGTATTACCTAGTTGATTTCCAGAACCTAATCCAGCAGCATTTCCTGGTGCTATTTGATTAGGATTTATTTGCTTAAACATAGCTTCTATATCTGGTGATTTGTAAGGTTTAATTGCCATTTTAAATTCCTGCGTATAAATTATTTCTTAACATATCTTGCATATTTAAATATACTTGGTCTGGTCTACCGTCTATAACACTAGTTCTAAAATTATCTAGTACACTATTTAAAAACTTAGAGTTCATTTGATTTACACCAAAATCTAAAGTACCGTCAGTGTTTAGATTGATTGCTAATGGATTACCACTAGATTCAAACTGTGCAAAGTATGGTTGTATTTGTTCCCAAGTAACTGTATTTGCATTTATAGGTCCAGTAAAAGAAGGGTTAGCACTTCTAAATGCTTGTTCTACTTTGTTAGCTGTAGCCCATTGTCCTATTCCTCTTTTTTCATACAACTCTTTACCTAACATATTATTTATATTAGGGTCTAACGCTGCTTTGTATGCTTGCAAGTCAGGTGAAAGCATTTCTGTTGGAGTATTCTGTAGATAGTTTTGAGTATATCTTTTCCAATTTTTTTGATAGTATTCAGCTTTATTACCAGTACCTTGAGCTACATTACCTCCTTGTAAGAACTCTATAAAAAATTCTTTTGGACTACTAAATGATTGATTTGGAAATTGTTTTCTAAATTCATCTGGTATTCTGTTATATGAATTTTCTAAGTAGTCTAACATACCTGGGTCAAACATTTCTAATGCAAAATCTTTAGATAACTCTTTTCTAAATGCAGATTGTGGTGTAACATTTACACCTTCAATTCCCATTAAACTAGAGTAATTAGTTACGTCTTGTTGAGCTTGAGTAGTTGGTATTGACATTACATTTTTTTGACCTGTTAAAAGATTTAAAGCTTCTGATACTTCATTAATATCATATCCTTGTATAGTAGTTTCAAAAGGTACTCTAGTAGATTGACTCATACCTGATATTTGTTCAAATACTTTTTTATTAGTTGCTTCTACAGCTGATTGAGCACTTGCTACAAGTGCATCACCTTCCATTTGGCTTAACATTTCTAATGTAGTTTTAGAACCTTCTCCACCAAGTACAGTTATGTTAGCAATATCTTTTAGATAGTCTTTATATTTATAATCTATCAATCCTTCTTTACCAGCTTGTCTTAGTTCTCCTAAGGTTTGTCCACCTTCTACTTCTAATCCGTCGTATTTAAGATTAGATAATCCCATAAGAGCATCAATACCAAACTCCATAAATGCTTGTTCTTTTTGTGAATCATTTAAATCGTCGATAGCATTTTCAAAATCTTCGTAAGCTTCTTCTAGTTTCTTACCTTTTCTTTTTTGTAATACTAATTGTCCTTGTATATCAGGGTCTAAATCTCCAACATCTACGTTTTTAAAGCCACCTGCTATAGCTTTACCTGCTTGTCTTCCCAGACCAGGTAATAAAACTTTTGCTGCTTTAGCTGCAGCACTTCCTCCAGGTATTGCTACTGCTGCTAAAAATCCTAAAACACCACCAATAAATCCACCAATACCACCACGTTTTCTACGTTTTTGGTCTTGTAGTGCTGCTTGTCTTGCTAAACTATCTAGAGAATCAAGTTGGTCTTCTAGAATATCTCCTTCTTTGATAACTTGTGTGCCAAATTCTACTTGTGCATCTGAGCGTGAGCCTATAGCTTCGGCTTGTGCTAAGCCGTAGTCTAGCTGTGCTTGTTGTGCTGCTGATATTTCGTAACCCATAATCCCTCTAAAATTTATACAATTCTATTCTCTCATTTCTACTATTATCTATGGTTTTACTATAATATTACCACTTGAATCTACTGCATCTCCTGTATCTGCTGTAGTATCTCCACTAACAGGTAAAGAAGCATATAATTTTTTTGTACCGTCATTAGCTATACGAACACCGTCTTTAATAACTTTTACTGCTTCTCTTTGTGGTCTCTTTATATCTGAAAACTTTGCAAAAGTTTCTAACTCTCTATGGTCAGCTCTTTTATATTCCATTTCAAATAGTTTTCCAAATTCTTTTCTTATTACTTTTAACTTACCATTATGATATTGTAATATTTCTTCACCGTTCTTCATACTACTGGTGCTCACAGCACCTTTCTTGAGCACCTTACTTGAACCTGCTGCGTGTGTAGCTTTAGTTCTCATTACCTTATACCTTTAGCTCTAGCTATAATTGTTATATCTTGTAACTGAAAATCTGTTTCTGCAGTTCCAGTTATTTGTAGTGCTATAGATTTTTTAAATACTGGTTCATTAATTACAAATTCTTGTGTTGTTAATGTAGAAGACTGTAGTCTGTTAAAACTATCATTTGTTGAAGGTGTTGAGGTTGTAAATGAATTTACAAAATCTGTTTGAGTATCATACTTGGTTCTTAAGTATAAATTACTACCATTGTTTTGATATGTTACATAAACAGAATAATATTTTTTATCTACTGATTCTGGTGCAGCAAATGTTGGTGTTTCTATGTCTATTAACTGAGAAACATCTGTATCTAAATCAAAAAATACTAAACGATTAGAACCGCTTACGTCAACTGTATCGTCTGTAAAACAACAAAGTTCATTATTCAAAGTTATAAAATTACTAACAGGTCTATTGTTAGTATTAACACCAAATGCTATAGCTGAATCATCTAAGTTTACAAATGATTTAGTTTGTAAATCATATAAGTATCCGTCATCTCCCATATCATTAGCATCTTTTAAAATCATTATTTGATTCTTTTTTGGTATAAAACCAACTATTGCTTGGTCATTATTAAAATTATTTCTCCAAGTTTCTTCCTTTACTAAATCAGAAAGCTTAGATATACCATTTGAAAAAGCAAATAGTCCGTGCTCATTAGCCCATATAATACCTATATCTGTTTTTACTACAGCATTTGGACTAGTGATTCCTCTATTCATAAACTCTCCTTCAAGATACCAACCTGCATCTGTATTAGAAGATATGTTTATAATAAATAGTTTATTCTTTTTATAAACAAATAGTCTATCTCTAAACTCTAAAAGCTTTACAATTTCATCTCCGTCATTAGCACCTATATCTATAAAATATGTTTGTGGAAATGTATCATACCTAAGAGTAGGAGTATATTGTATTCTATCTCCCATAATTTTTGTTTTACCAACAGCGTCTTTATATTTTACGTTACCTACAAAGACTCTTTGATTTGCTACTACTGCTGTTTTATATCCGTATGCTTCATTATAAAAATCTATTTCGTGCTCATTAGGTGAAAACCCATTTATAGTAGAATATGTTTCTATGTTAGCTGTCTTAACTTCGTATGCCATAATACCTGAAGCATCATTTTTTACATCATCTGTTATAGCAAAACCTGTACCACTTGTATTAAAAGCATCAAACTCATCAGTCAAAGATATTCTAGAACCTTGTTCAAAGTCTACATCAATTAACAATACATATTCTTCATCACCAGCAGTTAAGTTTCTAAGGTATACTCTCATACCTTGTATAAATTTTTCTTGTGTAGCTGTATCTAATACATCATCATCTATAGATATTTGCACTACAGGATATTCACCCTCAGATATATCTAAGTTAGAAGTCCAGTTTGTAATTAAAGATTCTTGATTATTGTGATACACATAACTAATACCTATTGCATAATTACCTGGTTGCCATAGTCCGTCTGAACCAACATTAGCTATACCAAGTCCTATATCATTAGCAACTGTTGTACCTGCTGATGCTGTATCTGGTGTACTTGGTGTAAATTGTGTAAATGTACTTGTTACAGGTGCAGCTAATCCACTTGTAAACAAGTGCATATTATCATCAAGAGTAGTATTGTACATAGTATCACTACTGTTTCTTGATTGTCTAATAAATGCTTGCTTTCTTGTATCAGTATTAGCTTCAAAGTTATTTGATGATATTCTTAATCCACCGTCTGCATAATAATATACAGCTTTAACATTAGAACCTATATCTGCAGAACTATCAAACTCTATTAATGTTGAACTACCTGATGATGTAGCAGAATCGTTTATATATACCTCTCCTGTACCACTAGTATATACTAGGTGCTCACCAGAATTTTTACCTGACTTAGGTGCTACATCAGATTTAAATGTAAATATCCCATACCCTGGTTGTAAAGATAGGTCTGAGTCTCCTAATGTAGTTCCACCAGAACCTGATGTTAAAGTAGAGCCTGCATCTGCAAACTTACTTGTATTTGTTATAACACCTCTTACAGAAACATCAACATTTCTAGCTTCAGCTAATGTTCCAGTAACTAAATCTCTATCAGATA